AATGAATCAACATATGTAGATAATAACAATCGAACTCGACCTTGTTACCAGATCACAAAGAAAGGCTGTGAATTTATCGCTCATAAACTCACAGGAATTAAAGGAACCGAGTTTACAGCAAAGTATATTGATAGATTTCACACGATGGAGCAAATCATTGCAGATCATATCCCACAAGGAAAGGAATTGCTAGCGTTAGCAGTATTAGAAGCTCAAAAGACAATAAATGATCTACAGAGTAATAATGCTGCATTGTTAGAAGATAACAAGAGAATGAAACCAAAGGAAGCGTTTGCCGATGCTGTGTCCACGAGCGATACATCTATCTTGATTGGAGAGTTAGCTAAGATTCTTCGGCAAAACGGAGTGCACACAGGTCAGAATAGATTGTTCGCATACCTGAGAAATAAT